TGTAGGTCCATAATAGACAACGACTTCACGTTGCACAGCAATAGGTGCAGCGTAGTCTGCACGGATGGTCCTAAGAGTACGGTAATGTTGAATTCGAATATTCGCGTCAATGGCATCCATATTTCCGGCGATAGCCTGGGCCCATACTGCGTCCCAGTCTGTCTTGGAATTTCTCTTAACCGGTTTGGATCCCAATACGAATCTTGTATCGGCAACTGCGGTATCGTCTTTCCAAACATAGGCTTCTGCAGCAACGGATCGGGATAATTCCACATGGGCGGACTCGGCAAAATATGATTTACAAATGGCTCGCGTAACATTTCGGTTGAAGATCGCGATGAGCTGCCAGTGGATGAATCCTCCCTCACCCGTTTCAAGCTGTCCTTTGATGTATACCAATCCATCAGCGAGTCCTTCCGTGGGGGGAGACCAGTCGGCTTCTCGGATGGTGAGCATCCAGTATCGGCCTTTAGGGGAGGGCATGACATGTTGATCTAAGTTTTTTCGCATTACTTATACTAAAAAAGCACGGACATTGGGGGATGTCACGTGGGGGGGATGCGGCGGGGAACGGGGAACGTCGCGTCAGTAAGTAATACTAGCGTCCCCCTTTTCGGTGGACGGTGCTTACTGACTTTTACGACGTTCTAGGTTGTTGCACATATATGGCACCTACCCTAACTATCCCTAACCCAACCCTAACTAATGTTGTTGCACAGTTAGGTTTGACAAATATTATTTGTTGCACATCTATATGCGCCTTGAGCCGGCGCGGCTATATGCCCCCCAACCCCCTAAAGGGGGAGCGGTTTAACCAATAGAAATTAGATACGTGGACCAATTAAATATAGAGGGTTCAGGCTTGGGGGATGTGGCTTAGACATCGTATATATACGATCTAACCCCAACCCTAACTAATGAAAAGAACACACATTGCCTTTTTCGAAACACCAACCAAACCCTTTTGCTACATGTACCGTGTAGAACGAAAGAAACATCAAAGAGGACCAAAAATGTCCAAACGAAATTTTATAATAAAATGTTTGAACGCTTAAACATTATCAATGTTCTCAGCTGCAACAAGACTTTCCAATACACCTTGTGGTCTTGCATTCTTTACAATGGCCCCAATCTTTAACTCTCTTTGATAGGCAATATTGATTTTGTTAGCTGTAGGTGTTCGCATTTGTTCTTCAAAACAAACCATTTGACTTTTACCAGTAATTCCAGTCAAATTTCCAGTAGCACCAAACCATAAAGTAGCTTTCATTTTTTTCATAACGTTAATCAATTTACCACTAAATTGAAACATAAAATGAGTTTTTTTCATTTCACCAGGTTGCAAAGTAATTGGTACTGCTTTAGAAATATTAGCCCAATATTTTGGAACAAATGGCTCAGTAGCACCAACAAACTGGGATCCTTTAATCAACGTAATCCCTTTTTCAGAAATCTGATTGAAAGGTTGATTACTAATAGTACCAGGAGCAGGACCAGAATGTCGAACTCGAGGATCTGCATGTTTAAAATCATAAATCATCCCTCTCAAAGGTTGTGAATCAACACGGTCAGTTTCCGGACCTGCACCTTCTGCAGCAGTTGCAGCTTTAGTACGATTTTGACATGTAAGAGTAGATTTTAACGATAATTGAATATGAGCATCTTCTAGATACATTTCTGCACCTAAACGCCAAAAAGTGCTAGATAAACCTTCGTCTTTAACATAAACGGCTAACTTGTATGGAATATTATCCAAAGTATTACGCCAATAATCGATCAAACGATTGGGAATATCGTCAAATCCTCCACCACCAAAATTTGTCAAATCCCTAAAATTTTGATTGTCAATTGTGGTATAAACATATCCTGTCATACTACCAGTACTAGCATTTTTAGTAGTAAAATGAAATCTTAAACCAGCAGAAGTAGAAGGTTGCAATGTAACTCCAGCAACAGGATCAGAAACTTCCATTTCATTCCATTGGTTAGTTACTTTTAAACCAGCTTTAGTCAAAACAGTTCTCAATAAAGCAGAAGCTACAACATATGCAACTTCTAAATTACAAACAGTTGAATGAGTTAAAAAAACAGAATCAGAATCTTGGACTAATCCAAATTGTTCCACAGTTTTGTGATAACCCTTGGATAAACATTGAGATTCCATTGTTCTCTTAATCTTTCGAGGTTTACGAAATTTACCTTTGTAAACTCCGATTGAATGCCCTAAATTAGTAAGAGCTCGTCTCTTTTTAACAGTTTGATAAGGAGTTGTGTTAGATGCTTTTCGCTTAGATCCCATTCTACTAATGGTATCACGAAATGCTTGATAACTTCGTGTTGGGTTTCTAGCTACACCTTCAACCAAACGACCAAGAATAGTACGGCCAGTGTTAACAACACTAGAGCGGCGCGAGCTAGTTGGAGTCGGGTAATTCCGGGTTGACCTTCGATAGGGCGTAACATCACGAGGCATTTGGGTAAGTTTTTTTAAACGATTTCGATTATATTAAGCCTTCTTTCCAAAGCAGCATATGTTTCTCTATCCAAATCAGGGTACCATAAAGCAGGGTGTAAATTACTAGTTATCCATATTTTTTCAGCTACCAGGCTACAGGAAGCTCCTTTGATCTCCACCAATACCGGGTACCGGTCAAACCATCTAAGTACATGGGCGATATCAATTCCTCCTCGAAATTCATCGAAGACAACATGTTTTTGATCTCTGTAACCGTCCCAGAACTTGGATCTTGGATCTTTAGGATAAGCCTCCCACCCTGCTTCATCCCAGGCACGTCGTGACTTTCCAGTGCCTGTAGGTCCATAATAGACAACGACTTCACGTTGCACAGCAATAGGTGCAGCGTAGTCTGCACGGATGGTCCTAAGAGTACGGTAATGTTGAATTCGAATATTCGCGTCAATGGCATCCATA